GGTTTCAAGACTCGTTACGGTCTTGTCGCCAATCCATTCGCAGGTGGTCGTGAGTCAACCTTCAGCAACCTCAACACCAGTGATGGTCTTGAGGCATCAACCAACGCATACTACCGTCTCTTCGCAGTCAAGAACCTCCACGGCAATGCCGCTGGCGTAACTTGGTGATAAGTAGACAATAGTCATCAGAGAACCCACGGGGAAACCCGTGGGTTTTTCTTTATAAATACTCTATATGCCAAACAATAGCGAACAAATTATTTCAGGAAATGTGCCAAGTAATATTCTTCGCGATATGCCTGGAGATTTTCTATTTGAGAATGAATTTCAACCAGCAACACACAATGTTCTTACTGGCAATAAGTTTAGATTTGTATTAACAAGATGCCCAACCGTCACATACTTCTGTCAAAGAGCAAACATTCCTTCTCTATCATTTGGTGTGTCTCAAAATTCAAACCCTACTGGTATTGTCTCTCGTAGACCTGGAACTTCATATGTTTACGAGGATCTTCAAATTGGATTTGCCGTAGACGAAGAAATGAAGAACTGGTTGGAAATATACAACTGGATGCAGGATCTCGGTATCGGATATAAGACTTCATATGAAGTTCTCAATGAACCACAAAAGGTCGCCAGTGCGTATATTCTTGTCATGAATAGCAATTACAGACCACAAATGGCAATTAAATTTAGAAATGTATTTCCCACATTTTTGAGTGGAATTGATTTTGACTCTTCGGCAGTAGATTCTGAAACAGTGATTGCCACTTCTACATTTGCATATACTCACTATGAAGTAGAAGTATTTGAAAACACCCCCTGATTTGGTATACTCTTTATTATGAATATTCAACAAATTAAAGCACAAGCAGAACTTGATACCGCAATTGACATCAATCATTTAGACGACGAATCTTCAAAGATTCCTCAACTTCACAACAAATATCTCTGTATGTTGATGGATGAGAAGTTGATTCTTGAAAGATACGAATCAGAACTCAAAGTTCTTCGTCGCGACAAGTGGTTGTACTATTCTGGCAAAATGTCAGAAGAAGAATTAAGAGAAAAGGGATGGGAACCCTTTGATCTGGCAATTCTCAAGAACGAACTTGATCGCTTTATTGAAAGTGACTCAAGTGTCATCAATCTTTCAAATAAAGTATTTCTTCAGAAGGAGAAGGTGAACTATATTGAATCAGTTGCCAAGATCATTTCCAATAAGATTTGGAATATAAGATCTTCAATTGAATGGATCAAGTTCACTCAAGGACTATGATTCGTATAAAGACCATAGATTCCGTCTACATTGAGATTGATTGTGAAAAAGGAATCGCAAAAGAATTAAGTTCCTTCTTCACATTTCGTGTTCCGAACTCTCAATATAATCCTGCGTTTCGCAAGAAGCGATGGGATGGAAAGATTCGTCTTTTTAATATTCTGACGAATAAGATATATGCTGGTCTTTTACCATATGTTCTGTCATTTGCCAAGGACCGTGGGTATAAGGTAGAGTACGAAGACGGTCTACACCCCTCAGAAGACCCCGTAGAATTCCCTACAGTCCATTCTAACGGTCAGGTCATTCAACCGCACGACTACCAGATAGACGCGGTAAAGCACGCCATATCAAAGCGTAGAACTCTCCTGATCTCTCCAACGGGAAGTGGTAAGAGTTTGATCATCTATTTTTGCATTTTAGAACTCATGAAGAGAACCGACAAAAAGATTTTGGTGGTTGTACCAACGACAGGTCTGGTTACTCAGATGTGTTCGGACTTTATAGACTACGCAAATGACAAGAAGTTTGCTAAGAACATTCACTTGATCTATGGTGGTCAGGAAAAGCAGACAAATGCTCGTATCATTATTTCCACATGGCAAAGTCTTCACACTCTTCCCGAATCTTTTTTTGAACAGTTTGATGCGATCATTGGAGACGAATCCCATTTATTCAAAGCAAAGTCATTGACAAAAATCATGACAAGATTGAAGCAATGTGAATATCGTATCGGAACCACGGGAACTCTTGACGGAACTCAGGTTCATCAGTTGGTTCTCGAAGGACTATTTGGAACACTCTATCGGGTCACACACACCAAAGAACTAATTGACCGTGAAGTATTGGCACAACTAAATATTAATTGTCTGATACTCAAATATCCTGAATCTGATGTCTCGCAGATCAAGAGAGCAAAGTATCAAGAAGAAATAGAATGGTTGGTTCTTAATGATAAGAGGAACAATTTTATATGTAATCTTGCTAACCATATTCCTGGCAACGTCCTTGTCTTGTTTAATTTTGTGGAAAAGCACGGAGTCCCACTTTTCCAACAATTGTCAAAAGACAAAAAGAAAGAAGTATTCTTTATTTCTGGTAAGACGGATGTGGAAGATCGTGAACAGATACGCAAGATCGTGGACAAGCATGATAACAGTGTACTTGTCGCATCTTATGGAACGTGTAGTACAGGCATCAATATCAAGAACATTCATGCGATTATATTTGCCTCACCTTCAAAGTCTGTCGTGCGTGTTCTTCAATCAATAGGTCGAGGACTTCGTAAGTCAGATACCAAGGACAAAGTAACTCTTTTTGATATAGGAGATGATCTTAGTTGGAAGTCATATCGTAATCATGCTCTTCGTCACATGGATGAGAGAACTACCATATATACTAATGAGCAGTTCACATTCAAGAAGACTAAAATCAATCTAGGAGATTCGCTGAATGAACATCAAGATTCTTAAACTTCGTAGTGGTGAAGAAATTGCATGTCAAGTTCTGGAAGAAGGCAACGAGAATATCAAGATTTTTCAACCAATGCTGTTCAAAACTTCTTCTACATATGATCCAATGGGACGCATGGTTGATGTAACAAGTCTACACGATTGGTTGATGAATACAGATAATAAAGAAGCAGTACTTCCATCAAATCACGTTGCACTCATGAGTGAACCAAATAAATCAACAGTTGAACTTTATAAAATTGAAAGCAATCGTGAGTTTTCAGAGAACTCAAGAAGCGTATCAATCAAAGAGACTGAAGACATCAGCATGAAAGCACCAAGTGCAGAAGATTTTGGTACATTTATTGACGAACTTATTCAAGACATCAATAAAGCATCTGCCGAAATGGAAGAACTAGAACAAATGTCAGAAGAAGATTATCCAAAACCAAAGAGAAAGAAGAGAAGAAACAAAAAATCTAAGTCCTCTTATCTTCCACCTGACATGGTAGACGAATCAGAATTGGATCGTCATATGATTATGATGCAACTCTATATTCCTGCTGAAGCAATCATGAATATGATTACATCGGGAATGTTAGATCCCCAGACTCTTTTAGATATGGTTGATGAAGTGAAGAAGCGAAACCGCTTTACTGGAGACGAAAAGAAGCGTGAAGACTTCGGTACTAAGTATACTGATTGGAATCCAGATCCTAACTCAGATGACTATAAGTAATAGAGTACTTGGTAGATCTAGATCTTCTTCATTCCCACACAAAGATTATACAGACACTTCCAAGAACCTGTCAAGCCCTAATTACATTTTCACTTGAAAATTGTCAAGAGATCTTGACAATCGTGAACAAAGTGGTATGATGTGTCCTATGAATGAAAACGACGAAAAAGAAATTGAAGACGAAGTCAAGACTTTAAGACATTACATTGATAATGAAAAGTTTTGCAAGTCAATGACCGAATGGAAAAAGAAGGTCAATAAGGCAGAAGCAGTCGGTGAAAAACGACCACCAGTGACAAATTACATTGCTGAGAGTTTTCTAAAGATTGCCGAACATCTTTCACATCGTCCCAACTTTATCAACTATCCCTTTAGGGAGGATATGATTGGAGACGGTGTAGAAAATTGTCTTCTTTATGCTCATAATTTTGATCCTGCAAAATCAAGTAATCCGTTTTCGTATTTTACGCAGATCATATATTATGCCTTTCTGCGACGAATTGAAAAAGAAAAGAAACAGGCATTTATAAAATATAAGTGTCTACAGATGGCAGATATGGATGGCAAATTTACAAACTGGTTGAAGAAAAATACAGATGGTAGTTACTCTGAATTTATTCAGAAAACATTTTCTCTAACAGAAACTGATCTTGAGAAGATGGAACCAAAGGAAAAGAAGAAAAGAAAACGAAGAAGGAAGAAAAAGTGAAAATAGCATTTTTATGTGATACCCATTTCGGGGTTCGTAATGATTCACCGTTTTTCCTGGAAAACGCAATTGAATTCTTTGAGCAACAATTCTTTCCATACTTAGAAGAGAATAAAATCACCGAAGTTGTACACTTGGGTGATTTTTTTGATCGTAGAAAGTATGTAAACTTCAATACTCTTTCACAAGTAAGAAA